CAGTACGATGGGGGGCAGATTTTTCTCGTATCTTTCAGCAAGTCGGTAAAGATTTACCGGACGTAGCTTATCTAGTTCCAAATGTGCCTGAAAAGGCCGCAAATATGTTGGCGACGGTTTCGCGTATGAGCGATGGAGAGCTTGAAAAATCTATTGCTAAAGGTTACTCCATGAAGGACGTTAAGGATGACGTAAGCGCAAAACTTACGGAGCTGCGCGCATCATTCCCAATAGACGGAGCCGCGAGTTACGCGAAAATAGAATCTGGTACGGTTAAGCTTGCAATTGCTTATATGGCCAACGGCATGAACGGAAAAAATGCGATCAATCAAGCGGTGTCCGATTCGATGGATGGTCATGAATATCATAACATCAATGGACATACGTTTCGTATTCCTGCACACGATCCGACCGGAGCGCCATTCGATACCAATAAAATAAGCAAGGGAGCTGTTATTGCGCTACGAGATTTCAATGCTCCTGATCGTATTGTCCCGGGAATGAACTTCGCGGAGCAACATCGTATAAATGCTTCAATTAGAGAAAATGGTTATTGGGTAACCGCTCCGGATGAATCTGGGCTATGGCTATTTTCAAACTATCAACCAGTTGGAAAGCCTCCTATTTCTTATACTTGGCAACAATTACAGATATTACACACTAATGAAATGGTAAAATTAGAAAGAGATGCAGCCACTAAACGTAGTGTAGAGTTTGTTCCTTCCGGTGGAGAATAATGCCGTATACCTGGGCTCCATTTCAGCGCCGCGATCAGATTTCATTATCTGAGATTCCATCGACCGATGAGGAAGTCAGAGAGGAGACGTTCGCGCAGGCGTTTGAAGAAAACCCGATTGAACTCTTTCTGCGCTACAACACGCGTCGCCAGTTAGAAACTGGATTAGATTTGTTCGGTCGCAGACACAAAGGAGTTGTTACCCAATTATCTGCCGATCAAGCTAATACAATGGCGAAAGAAGCTGGATTACCGCTTAGTTATAAAACAAGAACCAGCAAAGAAGCTGTGGAACTTGATATTGAGCGCAAGCGTACGGAATTACGTAGACAAGAGATATTCGCGCGCTCGCAAGGTGGTGTTGCGTTAGGTGCTCAACGTCTCGCTATCGCGATTGGCACTACTCTCGCCGATCCCGTAAGCGCCGCGCTTAATTTCGTTCCCGTGGTTGGACAAACGCGGTACGCAAAATGGCTAGGTGGGGCTACGCGATTAGGCCGTGTCGGTATTCGCGCTGGGGTTGGCGCGGCAGAAGGTTTAGCAGGCGCTGCCATTTACGAGCCTATTCTATATAGCGCTAAACGAGCCGAACAAGCGGATTACGATGCTGGCGATAGTTTACTTAATTTATCTTTAGGAACGCTGTTGGGGGCGGGCATTCATACAGTTGGAGGTAGTGCTGCCGATGGCTATAGAGCGCTTCGTCAACTTCCTGATCCCTATCGGAAAACAACCCCAGGTATTCAAGCGGCAATTAACGCCGGACGGATTGAAGCGCCGACGATTACGAGGACAGATATTGAAGCAGGTGGAGCAAGACTTGACACAAAACTCGATGAAGCTGCTGAGGTTGCTATTGCGCCTGCGGTGCCGGTTCGTCCTGAAGTAAAATTATCGGTGGTAGATCGTGAATTTAGAGTCACGAGTGCCAACGGTGAAACCGTTGCGTATCAGCGCGGAAATATACTCCAGATAACTGACGCAAGAACTGCTGAAGTCGCGCAAAAGACCGGCGAGGGAACGGCAAGGATTCAAGCCTTGATCGATGAGGCAGAACGACGAGGATTAAACTTTACCAGCGATACCAAGGTGTCCACATCTGCGGCAAAAGTGTATGACCGCCTAGAGCGCCAAGGCTATACCGTTAAACGCAATACGTTTGATACGGATGCAGACGGAAATTTAGTGAGCGATAGCGGCCGACCGGTTTTTGAAGTAACCGGTTTACCGCAGCGCAACGCCGCAGAACGAGCTGCCGCCGCTACGCCTCAACAACGAGAAACCGCGTTGCGTACCGCTGTCATTCAGCGCGCGAACGGTGAAGACGTAAACGTATCGAATGCGTACGGTGATTCTCCTGTCGCTAAAGAACAGACGGACACCACGATAGAACGCTCGGCAGAAGCCGATGAGCAGGTGAGGGAAGGCGATGCTACCGATCAAGAGTCGCTTGATGCTTTGACAGAAGAGGCGACGGTAGAGCGTCAATTGGCGGACGATCAGGCAAAACAATTAGGTATCAAAGATGACGCATTAGTTTTATCTGACAAAGCGGTGGCCAAAATAGAAAGGTGGGCGAATGCCGCTGAACTCGCTCATGTGTGCTTGGTGAGGGGCGGATGACCACGTGCTTTGACATTCTCGCGCGAGATATTAAAGACATCACGCAAGATGAAGTCGATGAATTGCTTGATGAGCTAAAGGCTCGTCAACGCTCGTTTATTTCTCAAGGGTTGCCGCCGGATGAGGCAAGCGTTAAAGCATCGAAGTCGGTGCAGAACGATCTTAAACGCGCAGCCATGCTTGAGAAGCGCAATGCTGCATTGAATCTTCGCATTCGTCGTGCCGTATTGGATGAGATAGAAACGAGCTTTGCCGGAAAGCCCGTTGAAGGCGCGGAATCGGTTTTAGTAGGTTCAAAATACTGGCGTGATGGTGCGCGATATGGTGTCGATCAGATTCAAGAAGCGCTTAAGCGTCGGTATATTGGCGGGTTTGTTGGTGATCTTAAACGCGCCGAACTCGTTAAACATTTCTCTGACGGCAATCTCGATCTTGATATTGCAAAAGCGCTGCATGATTTAGACGACACATCGAAGTTGTCGAAACTTCCGCCGCAAGCCGTGGAGATAGCGAAGATTGTCAGAAAGTGGCAGGAAGTCACACGCTACGACGCTAATCGTGCTGGCGCTTCTATCGGGAAACTTTCTGATTACATAGTGACGCAAAGCCATGATACCGACAAATTGGTCGCAGCGACCTTTGAGAAATGGTACGCAGATATTCTTCCGCGTCTTGACATTGACCGCATGTTTCCGAATGCCGGACTTCCTGACGTACGCAGATACCTAGATGAAGCCTACAAAGGAATTGTTAGCGACATTCATGAAGAGATTGGCGGCGTTGAGAAAATGAAGGCGTTCACCGGCCCCGGAAACCTAGCTAAGCGCATGTCAGCATCCAGAAAGCTACATTTCAAGTCGGCAGAAGATTGGTTTGAATACAACAAGGAATACGGTGTTGGAAGTCTCCGTGAAGCGGTGAGCGTGGGATTTGAGCGCATGGCTGAATCTACGGGACTCATGCGAAAGTTAGGAACCAATCCAGAACAAAACCTAGCGACGATTATCGATGAGTTGAAACAAAAACTAAGGGACTCAAACGATTTTACAACGCTTAGAAAGCTGGACGAATGGGCTCAAACCCGTGGAGCCGGCCTTTACAGCGTGGTATCGGGTCGCGCACGATCCGTCGTGAACGATAGCACCGCAGCCGTGTGGTCCACGGTAAGAGGCGCGCAAAACATCACGAAGCTCGGCGGTGCTGTCCTTTCGGCAATTTCCGATCCGTTCATTGCCGCCAATTCCGTTCGGCATGAAGGCCGTAATTATTTTGGCGCATTGAATGAACAATTGCTTTCCCCTATCAAGGCAGTACTTGACAAAGCCGGAAGCGGAGAAAGATCGGCGGCATTAACGGAGCTAGATTACGCGACCGATGCGGAAATCGGTTTGCTATCGTCACGATTCAGCCAGCAAGAAAGACTCCCGGGCGTCATGACAACACTACAGCGGTGGGCGTTTACGCTGAATTTATTGCGGCCGTGGACCGATATACAGCGCGGCGCGGCGGTACTCGGGACATCTGGGCATCTTGCAAAGCTTCCAGAATCGTTTTCGGAAATCAATGAGCAAACTCGGAAGATGATGGCGAACTATGGGATTACCGCAAAGCATTGGCCATTGTTAAAGCAAGCCGTGAAGACATACGGCGACTACACCATCATGAGTCCGCAGGGCGTTCGAGAGATGGATTCGCGGGCCTTTGCATCGTTAACAAAAGATCGTATTAACGAAACAAAAGCCAATACTGCGGAGCGTATCGTAAAACGGATGAAGCAAGACCAGCGCGAACATGACTGGGTAAAGAATCGTGCTGCGAAGCTTCGTGAAAAAATGGATGCAGCGCTAAAGAGATTGAATGAGCACCACGACAAAGCGACCGGGCGATCAAGGGAGATCATTGAAGAACTTCAACGGCGCATGTCAAAACTCGATGAGAAAATCGACTACGCAGAGGGCTGGTGGTTAGAGCGCGTTGATCGCGGTCAGAAAGTTGGATTCTACGGTAAAGGCGTTCTTCGTAAAGAAGGCAAAACCGAAGGTGAGGCGTTAGAGGCGCAGAAAGAACTCCGCGCGGATATTCGCCAATTAACTCGCGATCTTGAGAAATTCAAGAAAGAAACCGGCGAGGAATTTGTTTCTCACTGGGAATCAAAGCAAAAGGATTTTCTTGAGTTTGCTGATGGCGTCGATCAGCGCATTAAGGAGCGAGCTGAAACTACCAATCGCGAACTTATTGATCTTGACCCAAAGATTCAGCGTCTCCTTGATGATGCTAAAGAAGACGTTGCAACGAGGTTACAGTCGTTGATCTATGACCGCATGAACTACGCGGTTATCTCTCCTACGGCGAGAACCGAATACTTTCAAACTGGTGGAGGGAAACAGCGCGGAACGGCATTAGGCGAGGGCGCGCGTACGATCATGCAGTTTAAGTCGTTCTCCATTGCTTTTTGGCAAAACGCCATTCAACAAGAACTTTACGCAAGAGGCGCAGGATTAGGTCAGCGTATTGGCGCACGTGAGGCGTTAGGAATGGCGTGGCTCATGGCATCCATGACCGGCATTGGATATGTTTCGATGACACTCAAGGATTGGGCAAAGGGAAAGAAGGCAAGACCAGTAGATAATATGCGTACCTGGATGTCTGCGGCTGTACAGGGTGGCGGAGCCGGTCTTTATGGCGACTATCTATTCGGCGAGCGTAACCGTTTCGGTCGCTCGATGTGGAGTTCGGCGCTTGGACCTACCGCCTCCGATATTGAAGAACTTGGAGAAATCGCCATAAGCGCCCGCGACATTGTGACCGCAGACGCGGAACTGCGCGACCCAGGCGCAAAACTACTTAAATTCGGCGTGAATCATACTCCATTCGTTAACTTATTCTATACTAAACTCGCGATGGAGCATTTATTTCTGTTCCAGCTTCAAGAGGAACTTAACCCTGGATATTTGCGACGAATGGAGCGACGTGTAGAGCGTGAAACAGGAGCCGAGTGGCATCTAAGACCGACTGAGGCCATGCAATGACAACCGCTGTAGATGATACCTATGACCGCTATACCGTCTCCGGTACGGGCCCATATGCGTTCTCGTTTCGTATTTTCGATAGTACCGACCTAACGGTAACGGTGCTTGAGAGCGGAGATGTTGACCCCGTAACGCTCAACTCATCGCAATATACCGTCACGGGAGAAGACGATGTAGATGGCGGTACGGTGACATTAACTTTCGATACCGCAACAACGTATGATGATTATACGATTGACATTCGATCCAATGTTCCGGTTTCTCAACCCACTTCGATCAAAAATCAAGGTTCATTTCTTCCCGTCATTCATGAAACGGCATTCGATAGATTGAATCGTCAGATTCAGGACTTGGCAAGAAAAGTACGAGCAGCATTTCGTTATCCCGACAATACCGATCTCGACGGTGTCATGACAAATAGGTCGTCATGGCTATCAAAATATCTATACGTGAATTCGAGCGGCGTAGTGGAGCCCGCGACGAGCATTGGCAGCACTGCACTTACGCAATCGGTCATCGGTGAGACTTTATATCCCCGCACCGCCGCCGAGATCGCCGCGAGCGTGACGCCGGTGAATTATGCTCGTGGACCACTTATTGATGTTCGTAGATATGGCGCAATCGGAGATAGTGGGACTACAGACTGCTCAACCGCAGTTGCCAATGCTGCATTGGCGGCGTCCATTTGCGGTGGCGAGGTATGGTTTCCTGTTGATGATGCAAACTCAGGCGGTTATTACAAGCTCACCGATGAAATTACACTGTCGGCAGGAGTAGGCGTACAGATTGATGCCGAAGTGCGCCAAGTAACGCGAAACAAAAATTGCTTCATTGCCGCGAACAATTCACGTTTCTGGGGGCGCGGTAAACTACGCGGCGACAACGACACCGGTGCCGCGAACCTAGATAAAAACAACGGCATTTATGCGGACGGCAAATCAGGCGTCGAGATTATCGGATTAAGGTTTTCGCACTTCGAGCGAGCTATTCAGATTAGGAACTGTCAGAACTACAAAGTAAATTTTAATACCATCACGGACGGTCCTTACGATGTGACCGATTCTGGCACATCGCCAGAGAGCGACATTCTTGTGTATTCGCTAGCGTCTGCAACTGGACTACGTGGTCAGATTATCGGTAATCATTGCTTGTCGAACAACGACATTGGCATTTATCACAACGCCAACGGGTTCGACCTTGACTATATTATTTCGCAGAATATATGCGTTACACTTTCCAGCGGTTCAGAAGCCGCGAGCGGTGGCAATCGTCGGCATGGAATCTTAGTGACCTATGCAGGCGGCGCGAGCGGTCGGACCGTCATTACGCACAACATTTGTCGCAATACAAAGCTGACCGGAATTTATCGCACTGGTACGACTGGGCCTACAGTCGCACATATCATCACGAACAACTATTGCTCTGCTAATGGTGCAGACACAACGAATTCTCTAGCAGGTGGCATCTATCTAGGAAATGTTGCTACAGGCGACATGATTGCCAATAACATTATTGATGGATTCTTGGGGACGCAACAGAGCACGAACGGTTCCATAGTCGTGAATGCGGCGACCGGTAGACCTGTACTCTCTGGAAATCACTGCATTAACTCTGCCGGGCATGGGATTGTGTTAACTGGAACTGCAAGCCACGTCACGATCAAAGACGGGCTGATGTCAGGGAATACGCTCGAAGACATCGTAGTTAATACTAACAACACGGCAACACTTGGCGGAAACGAAATTGATGGCGTTATATTTTTCAAAGCTGTCGATACCGCTGCATGCATATACATCGCCACTCAAGCGGCAACGAATGCAAACCGCATCATCAACTGCCGAGCAAAAGGTGCAAATCTTACTGATGCTGAGTCTGGCGAGAATTCCTTTATCGGCGTTGCAGGCGTAACGACTCCGCTAGTCGTTGAGAATAATGAGATAGATACGTTCTACTATGGTGTATTTGGATACACAAACATCCCATCAGGCCGTGGCTTTGCTCACTTCAAGATCGACAGCAACACGTTCAGGAATTTGAACACAGGCGTACTGTTGCCGCGTGCGACGGATGCTGATGTGGTTGTGTGCTGTGACAATACGTTTATCAGCGTCACCACAAAAACAAGTGGTTGCTACACTGGATTGAGACAGGGCGACAGACTAATGCTGACGAATGTCACGGCTGCGCCTTCAGATGGAACCTGGATTGCTGGTGATTCTGCAAGGTTTGATGCGCCTGCTGCGGGTGCGTCCCCGGGATCGAACTGTACAACGGGCGGGAACCCTGGAACGTGGAAAGCGTGGGCGGCGCTGGCAGCATGACCGCCCCAACAACACGCTCAGGTGAACTATCCCGCCTTGCCGGTGGCGATGAATATCGGCTGCTTGAACTGGCATGAAACAATGTCACCAAACTCAGGCCCATCTGCATTACCCATCGCCGAAGTCGAAAGACTAAGGCGACTCGATGCGATTATCGATGCGGCGCGTAAGGAAGGTTCGGACGATACGGAGACAATCGAGATCGTGAAAGCATTCCTTGCAAGACAGCCACAAACGAGCAGTAATGGCTTTGCCAACAAGCTCATGTTATCCGTCATTGCAACTTTATCCGCTGCGGGTATAGTTGGCGGAGTCATCATGAGCAATCGGGTCTCGGTCCTTGAAACGCAGATCGAGCAATGTCTAAAGAAGCCTTAAACATCGTCAAGGAAGCCGCGAGGGAACAAAGCCCATCCGCGACTGCGACCGTTAACGACAGTACTTCCAAGATTGTTGTCATCGCAATGCTGGTCTGCGGCGTTTTATCGCTCGTGTTTTCCATGCTCGCCATGAGAGAATCGAACTTAATGGAACGAGAAACGCGCATTATGCAAGACGATTTGAAGTTCATTCGAGCGTACTTAAGCGCTCGCGGTATCAACATCCCGGCCAATCATCACGAGGCAGAGGAAAAATGAGTCACGAAATCATCATCCGTAGCAGCAATATGTATAGTAATGGTGTTACCAATCTCGGTTCAGAAGTTAAGGAAGCCGCTCAGGACGCAGAATCCATCGACTATGAGATTCGATATAGACCATCGCATTCTGATTCAGAAAAGCAGCAGGGCGATAAGGTGGCGAGAATTTTGCGCTTAGTGAACAAGATGCATGAAGCCGGAGATTGACCCACATAATGAGCGAAAGTGTTTTACTCTGGGGCGCTATCTGCGGTCTCGCTGTATGGTTCTACCATCACAACGAGACTTGCAAGGATCGCTGGTTGCAGCTCATGGAAAAGCTCGGCAAGCTTGAGGGGAAAGACAATGAATGATGAAAGACAAGCCCCCACGGGCAGAAGTATTACAGAGGGCGTATCCGCGCAAGCTTTTGGCGGCGCGATTGGCACTACATTTATTCTTTATCAGGCATCGAATGGACACTACTATCCCGCAGGGATGGAACTGGCATTAGGTACCGTCTTTGGCACGGTCGCTTATATCCTCTACAAGGTTTTCGCTCCCCGTCTTCTACGTTGGTCAAAAGGTGAACCCGATGCGTAAATTTGTCACTCTCGTTCTTATTTCATTTCTTACCGGCTGTGTCGTGACATCGACGGGCGATAAGCAGCTTACCGAATCCGGGAAAATACTGCTTCAAGAATCCGCAGGTATTGCAGTGCGGCGCTATTTGCGCGAGCATCCAGATCAAGTTACCAGAACCGCCAATATCAAAGCAGTGATTGCGCGAGTACAGCAAGCAACCGCAATTACAACTCTCGGAGAACTGAAGGCAATTGCGGCGACAGAAATTAGCGCCAGAATCAATAATCCATTGGATCGCGCGGATGCCCTGGCATTGCTCAATGTATTCGAGGTGGTGATTAAAGAGCAGGTGGGCGATAAGATCGACAGCAAGACGCTTGTGCGAGTAAACGAAATCCTTGGATATATTGTTGCGGCTCTGCCGTCTTGAGGATGAGATTAGGGCCGCATCTTAGGATATGGAGCGGCAAGCGGGATTTGAACCCGCGACATCGGCGTTGGAAGCGCCGTGCTCTACCGGCTGAGCTATTGCCGCACTATCTTCTGCGCTGTTTGGTTGCCACTCATCAACGTATTCAGGTTCCGGCATATCGTAAACAGTGCGCTGGATGTATTGCCGCCATTCAACTGGAAGCTTTTCACCGCCATCGAGAACCTTTTTTGCGTACCAATTCGGCGCGTTGATGTTCATTTTGCTTACGTTGCCGATACAAACGTGATCCCCACCATACGTGTGCAGTAGCACTACTCGGCAACGTCCGTGACTACCAGAATCCGTGCCTGAGTTGTAATTGTGATTATTCGCGTGCGTTGAAATCGGCAAGCATTGATCGCATTGTTGAAGTATCGCTATCAATTCAGATACGGTCATGGCCACCTTCTCCATCGTTCAATAGACACTGCCCGGCAGAACCAACCACCGGGCAGCCGCTTTGGCGCGCGAGGACCATGACATAGCTTTCGCTATTGGTTGACGTCATAGTTAATCCTCCGCTTTCCGGCAACTTAAGAGTCTCTCAATGTCTGCGCGCATCTTCGGATCGCTCGGCAGCGGAACCTGATTCGCTTCACACCACGCGCGCGTTTCACACAAATGACATAGACCGCCATAAACTCCCGGCCAAGCGCCACACTTGTTGCAATAGGCCGGACCGCTCATGATCGTTGCTCTCCGGATTTGAAAGGAACTCGAATTAAACATCGCTGGCACTGGTAGCCCACTTCAACGTATGGAATGACGTATGCGTCCCAATCGTGAAGGCCGAGACAGCAAAGTAAGCGATGCAGGCGTTTCATCAACATCACTCCTTAACCGAATCTGATTTGTGAGCTTCTCTCATTTCGGCATCAATCGCTTCGTCCAAGTCTTCTCCGGTGCGAATCCAACAGTCAGGTCCAAGTTGCAAATGATGCTCTTTAAGCCATCGATAACGACGCGCATCGGCGACGATTTCATCGCGTTGGGCAGCATCGTACGCATCGAACCGATCTTGCATTAAGCCTTCCATCGTCATCGCTTTAACTCCTTAGACGATTACTACGCCGCAACCAAGCGAACGCGCAAGGGCGCTTTTTGCAAACGCCCAATGTGCGCGCCGTCGCTTGGTGGCATGCCATTAACATTTGTTCCAAGAGCAAAGCCGACATTTGGGTTGCATCGCTCGCCATGCTTAGCGTGACACGCCGGGCACTCGCCCCAGGTTGCGCGCTCTTCGTAAGTGGCCTCTCTGCTTTGCTCGGTCATTTCTGTCCACCTCTAGCCTGATCTGAATTCTTAGACGATAACTGCTTAATTTCAGTTTCCCAATTTATCGACGTCCTGCCTTCCCATTTTTTTAGCTTCGTCAGAAGTAACCCGTCCATGTCTTTCCGGCGCTTCGATAGAGCGCACACTAACGCGACTTCCATATCAGCTGCACGCTCATAGGCTTTATTAAGAGCGATCTCAATTCCCGCCGTAGCGAATGCAGCGACATGTGGTGCGACGGTCGGATTCTCTGCGACGTAATCGCGGATGCTAGCGAGAAAGGCGTAATGTTCTTGGTTCACCGATCATCTCCAGCCTGATGAGATGCGCTGTCGGGAATGATTTTCTGAAGATGCCGCGTAAACTCCACGGTCGAAAGACCGCCGTCGCTTGGGTGAGGATCATGGACCAATTGCCCACCGCTATAGATCGTTGCGTGCAGAATGCCGCGTGGTGATTGACCGCTTGCAATGTAGAACGTTGGCAGCTTGTCCAACTGATGACCTTCTAACTGCACCATTTCCAGATTCGCAAATTGATCGAGCCATTGATTGACGCGATTGATAATAGCGAACGCGCCGAACATTTCATCAAACGGCGGCACCATCCATAATGGAATCTCAAGAAGCGATGCAAGGCAGGCCACGAGGCAATTACCAGCATGCGCACCGTCAGCTTGCCAAAGTTTTGTTTGTTTGACTCGAATCACAGAGCGCCTCTGTTCGGATGTTCAGACTGAGAAGATAGTCGCTCGAACTCAATCACCCACACCCAAGGATTATCTGACCACGAGCCTTTGCCGTTGATCTGTTCCCACAGGACTCGATATGCAGCGATCGGCATGTCCAAGTATTCGCCGATTTGTTGTACGCCTTCAGCAAGCGCGTCGCTGCTGCTAATCTCTTTCAGCCGCTCCACACGCACGCCTGTGATCTTGAGCATAATGCGCGACGCCCAGCGCGGCATATGGATGGACGGCTTCCACTTAATTGACTCTAGCCCATAATCGGAGCCGCTAAAGTCTCGCTTGCAATCAAAGTCCCGGCCACTGAGAGTTGCGCGATACGCAATGCAACGCGGTGGATCAGTAATGCACTCATGAAATAGCAAGTCGGCCGCGCCCCACGTCTCACGAACCCAAAGCGAATCGCCTGGCTCTCCATAAGGACAATGCACCTGATCGGCGTTTCCCCATCCACGGAACCATGTTTTTTTACCAGAGTGCTCCGTGTACGGCTCAGAAAACGTCATTCCACAAGTGTCCGCGCCTGGCTGTGGTTTCACGGCTCGCCTAGTCTGCGTCTTCCGGCCATCGAGAATCGCGCGAACCATCGGCGCGCTGAACAAAATTGGCCGTTCTTTCACTGGGCACCTCTGCTTGGGTTTGCTGCTCGCTCTTGCGCTTCACACCGTTCAAAGCATTCTGGGCATTCCCATTCATCGCCTTCTTCGCAATGAGCGTCAATGCATGAAACGACTTTACCGCATCGAGCGCAATGGACATGATAAGGCTCGAACTGTCCTGGTTCTAGTTCATCTAAAGGATCAAAATTCATGTCGCTTCTCGCACGCGCTTTAGCCATTTCGCAAAGCGCCAGATGACAATATTAAAGGAGCATTATCCGTAGATTTTTGTCCTATTCCATAATTTACCGTGGATGCATTGACGTGATCCCAGTTTGTCCCTTTCCTGGCATTACGAATTGTCTGATGCGATACACCAAGAATTGCAGCCCACTCCTTATCTGTCATTCTTATCGAGCGAATCTTTCGTACATCCTCATCGCGCAGCTTCGCTCTACCATTTCTTGCCCCCTCCATATCTGTGCCATGTTTGAATCTATCACGAGAATTTGCTTTTTTCGTATCCCAACGAAGATTGCTAAAATGATTATTATCTCGAACTCCATCGTTGTGGCACGCTTCCATGCCTTCGGGGCATGGGCCAATAAAGGCGAGCAGTACAAGCCTATGTGCTCTTGCCGGTCTCACAACTCCATTCTTCGTGAGTGACAAATAAATATATCCAGTCGGATGTTTTCTACCAACAAGTCTTGGATTTCTCCATCCGCGCGTTAGGCTTCTGACGTTTCCAAAACTAGACACTTCGTACAATCCCTCATATCCAGGAACTGCGCGCCATTCTTCTTTACCACGCAGCCGCTTGACCTCGTTCTCGGTCAGCGAGTGCTTGGCGGTCAGTTGTTCGATGGTTGGGTCGGGCATGGCGCTCAGCAATTCTCAAAACAATGATTCTTGAATTGCCTTAGCGGCGCCAGCGTGATACGCGGCTTTTGCTAGGCCACCCCAATCGAAACCCTGCTGGTGTTGTGTATCGAGAACTTTCGACAATTCGTAACAGCACGACCATTCGTGTCGCTGCTGCACCTCGCGCATTTTCTTTTCGAGTTTCGATTCTTTTGAATCAGCCATAGAACACCTCAGTCACTCGACTGTTGCCAATGGTTGGCGCTTCAATTCTTCAAATTCTTTGGTTGGATCAAACCAGTCGTCTTTGACGATATGCCCGATAGCATGAACTTTGGAATGATCCGCTTTGACGCGGATTGTGCGTCCCGGCAATTTCGACCAGTCATCGACGCCAGCAATTTCAAGACATCGATAAATCCAGTGGCCCGCGAAATTGCGCTGACCATAATGATGACGCCATGATTTCGGAAGATAAAGCATATAGCCACCGAATCCCTGACCACATCCGCCATAGTCGAGAATAAGCCATGCTGATAAGCCGCGTTCGGTATCGAATCTGACTGACTCGATCACTGCATTCTTAATTTCAACAACGTTTGTCATTCGAGCTTCTCAACTATAGGGAGGAATTCAAAACCGCTAACCCGCAATCACAAGCGTCTATCGAATTCTGCACAGACGAGCACCAAGGGCGGTGATAGCCGTCGTCGTACCACTTGCTCAACTCCTTCTCAAGCTCAGCGATCCGCGCCTTGTCCTTCGCACGCTCGGCATCGACTTCCGATGCTAGATAAACAAGTTCGTCATCGCAGCCGAATCGTTCATCGGCAACATCTTTTGCGTGGTATTTCTGCATGGCTACCTCGTTCCTAGTTAGATTGCATCTGGATCAAAAAGAATGTCTTCTGGATCACGCCGTCGATGCATTGATCGAATATGATCATCAACGCATTCGCCCGGCGTCTTGCCATCCCAGTAGCAATCAGACGCGCACGCGACTGCACGATCCGGATTGATTCCGGCACGCCATGCCTCATAGAAAACATCAGCCTTGAATTCTCGTTCGCGCTCTCGATGTTCTTCCCATCTGCTCATGGCTACCTTCCCCGCTAGGCGGTATGCGTACCTTCAACGCCGCGTTGCATACGAGCAAGCGTGCGATGATGCAACCAATGTTGCGCCTCTTGAATCTTGGTCAGTGCGATTGCGTTTTCGCGGCATGCATATGGCCCTTTCTGGAATGCTTCCAGGCGATCCACAATCACCGCCAGTAAGACTTCGTGAGTAATGCCGTTCACTCCGACTTCGTTAATTGGGCCGTTCTGGAAGCGGATAAAAATAGGAACAGCGGCACCGCCAGTTACGTCATATTCGTGATTCGCGCCACCCGCCCCTGGTTCATCCATCACGGCAATCTTGAGTTGATCGTTCGCAGGATTAACTCGATGACTTGTAATCTCTCTCATTTCGATTCTCCAATTATAAAAAAGTCAATCTCACCAGCTATTTAGGCAACAATGCGTAGGCGTAACAATTCAACGCCTTCAGCAGTGACGGAAACCTGGACAGCGGTATGTCGGAGCGCCCAGCTTCTAGATTTACGATTTGCGTGCGCGAATAACCAACCTTATTGGCTAGCCATTCTTGCGAACGCCCTTCGCGCTCCCGTTGCTCGCGAAGCTTTTTACCGAAGCGCTTGAGAAAGTATTCACGATTCATTTCTGTTCACCTGACTTGCTACACTGTTGCCGTTTCCGGCGCCACAAAAATTCCTGGCGGTCGCGGAATCTCTTGACCGTTCGTCGGCCGCCAAAGATGCAAGCAATAGGGATGACAATTGCGATGGTCTTTAACCGGTACGTGCAACTGCATCACGGTATCGCTGTCTTCCCAAAAGCGTCGCTTCACATCTTCCATTTCTTCCCAAGTCGGGCAGCGATCAATAACGCTCACTGAAACGTGCTCCCAGCCACCACCATTCGAGAAAATAACTTTCATCTGGCGCTTGGGAATAAATAGATAGCCGTTCGAGCGATCGCCCATGTCAGTTCCTACCCACGGATCGAGCCGGCGATAAATTTCCCAGTCCATCGGACAACGCATCATTTCTGCTCACCTGTCTTGCCCTGAGATTCCGCAACTTCGTCGGTGTCATCGCATGGGATGAATGGCGGGTGATAAATCAACTGGCAGTCTGCCGCTCGATACGCGCGCATAATCGTCGATCCGTTTCCTATGACTGTTTTACCCATGCCAGAAAGCTCAACGCGATAGCCGTTCGCCATTTCGTACAGTTTGACATTCCAAAGGAATCTCATGGTTCGTCACCTAAGGTGTTCGTAGATGTCTCTGGTGTTAATTCCGCAAGGATCGCGGCAAGTGCGAATGTCGCTGGGCAATCATGGTCGATGCGCAGCCCTTCTTCGCATTGCATGAGAATGAAGTTTGAATCTCTGCGAGGCTCTTCCGGCGGTTCCGGTGCTCCTTTCAATGCCTTCCGCAGCGCATTGATATACGTCGCGGTCGCTGGTGCATCCTTCCACAACGGCGTGTCCCAACGTTCGACTACGGCTTGCGCGGCGGCGCGTAGAGCGCTGGGTATCGATGCATCTCCCCACGCTCCCGGCGCGCACGAGCAGGTGGGGCAGTGCGGGGCTTCGGTTGGTTGAGATAATCGCAACTCGTCTGGCGACTTCCATCCCATCTCTTGCAGCCATTCGATACATTGCGCCCAAGCAGGATTGCAACCACAGAAAGGCGCATCACAATCCTGCGGCGGATCAGTCTTGATTGTAGCGGCACAGCGTTTTACTTTTGATTTTGTAGGAGAATCAGAAAATACTTGCTCATTTCCGGCTGCTTCGTAAACATCACCATTGTCATCGGATACTTGAATATCCTGATCTGTGACAAATACTGTCATTAGCAATCGACGGTCTGGGCTCCAAAACGAATGTGTTCTAACACCGTCGCGAGTATCTTCCGTCTCAGATTGAGCCCAACTATTGTGAGCATCATCCGAGATTGTTATTTCGTTATCAGCCATCTTGATACTGGTCGTTACGGTTATCCATAACCCCGCATCCTTTGCGTAGTACCTACGCGATGTGCGCGGCTCATGTTGTTCGTTCGTCTCAGACGAAGCTCGTTCTAATTCAATCACGCGAGCGGTCGCTGCCATGCCACGCTGATTTGATTCGCGCAATTGCTGCTCAAGCTCCTCAATGCGGCTATACATGCGGGAGCCGCGCTCATTGAGCACCACTCGGTCTTGCTCTTGCTGACGAATAACAATTGCGGCCTCTTCGTACGGATGTCGAAGCGTAATGTCGATTTCTTCTCGCTCATACTTCGCCTTCTCATCGAGAAGCACGAGAGTCATAGCAATAGATTCTGCGGTGAGGTTATCGTTGCTCATAGCCCCGCCCATTCAATACGAAGCTGTAATTTCCCGCAGCGCTCGCAACGGCGTTCCTGTTCTACACCAGACGAAACAAGAGTTTTGGCAAGGGTAGTGTGCTTGCTGACCGTGCTTCTGTCTTTCCACATTCCCCACCGATGGAAGAAAATGCAGCGCTTCTCTTTGGTTAGATCACTCATTGTCTTGCTCCTGTTTAGGATTCAGGCATTCGACGGCGGGGCAATAATCTGTCGGGTCTTGTCCTGCCAAAATCATTTGGCCGCAATGAGAACAGTGATACATGCCAATAGGAGCGCCCTTAAGTGACAGACATTCATCACGTTCAGGACATACTTCCTTTTCTTTGGGCAGATTCTCAGTGGCCACTTGTCAGCCCTCGCAAATATGCCTCAACTGCTTCGCTCGCATGAATCTCGTCACCGACAAAGAAGCGAAGGAATCGTAATCCTTCAGACGCCGATGTCATCCAAACTGCCATGCCGTTTATTTCTTTGGTTGCAGCATAGTGAACGTTTGTCGCAAGTTGAATAGAAGTGCGACTGATATTTTTCAGCTTGCGATGCGCTGCCGCGACTCGCTCTTCGGTAGTTTGGTTGTCAGTCATGGCTTTCTCGATATGCGCAAATGGATTGGGCCGTTTCTGCCGTCGCCGATCATCCGGCCGTCAAGCGCGGCGATCTCGGCGTCGCTAAGATTCCGCCACTTGGCGATAACGAAGTCGCCCCGCATCAGGCCGCGCGGCGCTCCGCGCTGCATTGATCCAATGGACACTCCTTGCTCGGCGCACCATTGCTCGGCCTTGTTGGTGGCCTCAAAATCGCCAGAGCCGACGAACACCATCTCGATGTCCATGGATACCTCTTTTGCTTTTTGGTTGCTATCGCTCATGCTTCTCATCCTGCCACCAATTCGGATCGCGTCTATCCGCGTTTCTACGTATGCGGATCAGATAGGCTCACCGACGATTTCCTCGGCCAGTGACAGAATCTTGTCGAAAAGCCAGTTTTGCATAGTTCGGTCGAAGTCATTACAGCCATGCTTGCAGTGCACCCATTCTTCCATGAGAGTCGATGCAACTTGTTTTGTGCCCATATTGAACGGCATCAGCGACAGATACATCACGCCATCAATGGATCGGCCCATCACGCCGTCGCCTAGACCGTTGACTATCTTGATCGGGAACATGTCACAGTCGATGCCAATTCTATACAGCGAACTGCGCGCGCGTTCGAGCATGGTGTGCTGCACGCGAGTGAGCAAGACTTCCGGCCAGTTGCCAGCCTTGTCGTTGATCTTCTGAACTAGGCGGCGCGCTGAATCGACGCAGTGAGTGCCGGTCGCCAGTACTTGCCGGACCGTCTCAACGAATTCATCGGACGTGGTGAAGTCCGCATCGTAGCCAATCTCCGACTCGAATTTATCCTTCGACGTGACAATTTTTCGCAGCATTGGTACGGAAGTCGCCGACTGAATTGCGCGCTTGATCGGCCAGTCAAGCTGAAACGAATAGCGCGGCGTGCGATCTTCTGTAAGTTCGACGCCGCGCTTGACATTATACGTGTAGAGCCCAGGCTTGCCGGTTTTCTGCACTGCCACGCCCTTAAAATACAGCCAACCACTCTGCTTGTCGTAGACATCGCATGTGTCAGTTGAGTGAATCGGCATGCCTTCGCCCAGGAAATACACGTCGCGGTCGTGATATGCCTGCACAACTTGCTCGCACTCGACTTCGATAATGGTATCGCCGCTCAAAGGAGACACGTCGCACTTTCCGCCTTCGTCCATGCAGTTGCACCATAACTCGCGAAACGCCTGCCACGGCTCCCAGTTGATACCTAGGCGCGTAGTGAATCCGGCGTTGTCGCCATTACAGAAAACTATATCGAAATCCTTGCCGCGAATCTCTGTCGTGCACGTCTTAAATTCGTATACTTGACATCCAGTGCGGACCGTTATCGACCCGCCGAGTCTAAGAATGATTGCGACGGCATACTTAAAGCCGGTTCCGAAGTAGCCAATGGCCGTATCTGAATCCTTCGCGGACACGCCGAACGTGAGCATCGCGCGCACATCGAAGTGGCCCTTGTTTGAAAAATACAATTTCATTTTTAATCTCCTATCAGCACGCATAGCTCGCGGTATTCGGCGAGAGCTTGTTCGTATTCACGCACAGAGCACCACGGTCCCGCATTCGCAGCAGCGGTAGCATTTTATCCGACAGCGATTGTGTCGCTTGCTAACAAGATACAGCCACCAGCAATTGAAAGGGCAGCGCTTCATCGTCTCTTGCTTCTGTCTGGATCGGGAACCCATATGCCAGCCTCCGCGCCGACTTGTTGAACCATTGCATAAAACTCGTTGAACACTTCCCAGGACACTACGTCATCACCCCCACTCTCATCAGTCGTCGTCCGACGTGTAGGGAGATGAGTGCCGATGCCGAAGACTTCCTTTCGTTTCTCGCCGAAAAACTTAATGCACATAGCCGTATGCAGTTCTTCCTTGGTGTATCCGAAAGCTTCACATAGCGGCGGATAGGCCACACCGAATAGCGCATGATTCTGATAGTCACTCCGCTTATTGACAATCTTGTCAATAGTCACCCGCGTCGGCCGCTCTTTCACATGAGCAGAAATCACGGCGACAACGCGGGCGATTGATCCTCCCTTGGCGATGTCAATAACCTGCTTCATTTCCCGTTAGTGCTCATCGGCTCGTCCTTCATCGCCTTTTTGTGCATTGCGACGTATTCCTTGACGGCGCGCTGCTTTGTCCCGAGCTTCGTTCCAACCGCGATATAAACATCGCTGTCCTTGACCGCATCAAGATGCACGTTGTAAACCGCTCGCGCCTTCTGGACTTCCTCCAGGTCCGCGTCCAGGGCATCCATAAAGCGGCTGTGAAGACGATTGACTGTTCCGGTGTCTACCTCGACCGGCGGTCCCTTCGGGCTTGCATAGCCTTTAGGATCGTCCCCAAGGCCAAGCTCGCGGGCGTCATCATCCTGGTCATCGGTTGCAAGTCCGGTAGCCGCAAGAATCGTATAGCGCTGAAGATACGAGACCGCCGAACTAATAGCCTGAATGCTGTTCTTGCCGCCGGACTCATCCGGCAGGCTGGTCAGCGTCGTCGATTCGCTATGTCCGCCGACGTGGGTCAGGACGCATGTCACGGAGATAGCCTTATCCTTTTGCTCAACCGCCCATCGGTGAGTAATTCCGACTGCGCTCAATCCTTCGACGATAGAGCCGGTGACATTCGCTAGCGATGCATGATTGTATTCTGTCGTTCCGCGTGTTGTCGTATAGCTTACATGGCGATCCTTCAAAATCTTTGGCGGATTCGCCTTGAATAGCGCAAACGCCGCCGTATAAGCCTTCCTTGCCTGGGATGCCTCCCACCGCTCATGTAAGTCCATGAGCTTTTGCAGCTTATCCAAGTCTGCGCCCTGTTGGACTGCGACTTGCAGCATTTGCATGGGCGTGATTTGCTCTGATGTTACCAAGTCATTCACTTCGTCACCTCATTAAGTTTCTCCAACTCCCTCAGCGCACACTCCGCATGCACCTCATAGCAGGTATGCCAATGCGACCGATGCTGCTGTTTAGCCTCGTTCAAGATGCGTCGCAAATTGCTTGTCGTGCGCGGCTGATCGAGCGGTATCCAGGCGTCTAGGAGCTTTTTTAGCATCGTCACAGCCTATCGCCTGGCCGCTTTATAGCAATCAGGACTTATACCTAGCCGATACACCTTGAATCGCTTTTGCTTGTGCGTCACCCAGCAGTCGTCGATGGGCATGTACTTACGTAGACGAGCAACGATGACGCGCAGTTCGGTCGAACCGAACAGGCGAAAGCAAATTTGCACTGAAATCACTTTGCCATCGCGCAACCATTTCTCGACGGCGGCTTGCGGGTTCATGATACCTCCACCTTTTTCGCTTCCAATTCCTCTCGTCTCTTGAGTACCTCGGCCATCGTCGCGTAGTACGCCTCCATTTCAACTTCCCCGCGCACATCAATGCCCATCGGCAATGGCGGGGCCATCAGGACTGGATAGTGCAGCGCGCCGTCGATGTCGGTGAGATGCGCACGGATGCGGCGCAGCATTCGCTTAATCATTGGTTGCTGCCTTGATTGCTTCATGAGCTAATCGCATGGAGCGGTTATGATGAATGTCTCCTAAATTATTAAGTCTAATATAATCTGCCGTTTCATCATAAAGCGCCGTTAACGCTTCCAGTAGTAGTGGGGCGGCGGCGATTAGACGAGCATTTGCAATGTGCTCTGGAATTTTTGTTACTTTTGCAATTTCTGCACACATCCATGCGCCAGCAAAAACTGGTGTTGCCGTCAATACTGATCGCCTATTGGTGTTCGGATTAACATCAACTTTCCACCGACCCGGCGTATGCTTATTCATCGCTCGGCTCCTTAATGTGTCGCTTCACTCGATACTTTCGCTCGGCTTCATCAAGCTTCTTTGAGAGCCAGCCGGTCAATACGAACACGAGCGCGAGAACAATCAGCAATACCACCACATCAACGAGTCGATCCGCGAATGTGGCCAATTGTGGCGCGTACTTTTCGGTTAAGTCGGTCATACAACTCCCTCGCTTCGATGTAGAGGCCGTAGATCATTGCTTGTCCATAATGGCATGGGCGTCATCAATGACTTGTGAAAGCTCTGGACATATCGCCGTAAAATCGACGCCTGCATTCTCCCCGATAGCAATGAGGGTAGATTCGCAAGCAATCAACATATCCAGCATGGCGTCCCACATCGCGAGCTTAGCAATGTCACGTTCAAGCTCCGGCTTAATCGCAATCGCCGTCTGTCTACGGCGGATGTCGAATTCCTCGGAGAACTGTGCTTCTTCATCGCTCATTCTTTCTCTCCCATGTGGTCTTCAAGCTCATCCGAGTTGCACTCAGGACAATGGAGTATCGTTACGCGCGAGCCATGCGGATAACCAGGACTTGGCGTCGGCTCCCATTCGGTAACGGTCACGGCGTCATCCGAATCGAACACGGCTTTGCAGGCGTAGCATTGCAATTTGTTCATTCGATCCGAAACACCCGACAAGTGCCATCTTTCATTTTGCGCTGGCTAAATCGCTTTGGCGCATAACGCCTATTAGAAACCGCAGCAATAGAATTCGATGTAGCTGTATACTGAAACGACTCTCCAACTTTCATGGTGTTCCACGGATATTTAAGAAGCGGTCCATGCCTAACAGCATCCTCAATCTTGTACTTACTATCTGCTTTAATCATAGAACCTCCTAAAAGTACGTTTAGGATACTTCCTTATTTTCACCGTTCAATGAGTATATGTGCGTATGCGAGGAAGACCTGGAAGTGCTAGGCTGTTTCCATTGCAACGACCATGACCGCGCCGTTAGTTGGCGATACTAGTTAGGTCGCTCCATATGTGAGCCGTTGCAATTGTGAAAGCCTGGCGAACCGTCGCATTTATGTCGATCAGCGATGCAGTACCCAGGCGAGTAGCAAAGAATGTTTTAGTGATGGCGTCGAAAGACCGCAAAGTGCAATGCGACCGCCGGTCTCCAACCGCACAGACGGAGACTTAGAGGGGCCATCAGCTAAAACGTTTTTATGGCGATGCAAAAGAGCGAGAAGTGAGCGGGAGTGCTACAAAAACAGCCCGAGTCTCCCCGGGCTTCGGCAATAGGGCGAGCTTAACGCTCAGCAAGTGCGGTGGAAGGACCGCACTGTCCAGGCCCGTTAATTTCTGAGTGCATTCAAGGCTTCTTCCGGCGTCGTGACGTAAGCAATGTTGAACCGCTCGCAGAACGCCGCCTGTTTCACTTGGCGTTTGTCCAGAATCACGGAACCATCTTTACGTCGTTTCGACTTGGTTTCGAGTAATACGAAAAATGTCCGACTAATCCCTTTCCACTTCGGAGCTGTGACCATTAGGTCCGGTATGTCCTCTTGATTGAGGATCGTTACCGCATACCCGTTCTCGCGTAATGCCGCCACAATCTTCGGCTGTGGGCCGTCTTTCTTTGCTGCGCGCCTCATCGACTAACCCCTCCAAATATCGTAGCTTCTGCGCTGTTGAGCGTAGCATGCTTTCCAACTTCCAAAACCGCGAAGTCGCAATGCTGCGGCCCCTGGAAATATGATCCGCGAGATCGTCCAAGTCATCGGCGCTGTAGTCGATCACTCGCAATCCCCGTGTACCGTATCTTTCCGTTGATATGCTCGACATCTACGTAGCCATACTCTCGAATCCGCATATACATGCTTGCATGAGCCAACTCAAAAGCAAATAGCCTATTTGTGTGATCGACCGTTAGCTTGTTCGGATCGCAATCGCTCTCTGTATTCTTCGAGACTTTCCCCATGCATTTCCCGGAACCGCTCGCCCCATGTCGGACGGTAGCGGATTTCTTTTTTGCGTCCGGCGACTTTGATTTCTTTCTTTTGCTCATTGGGGCATAGCTCGTTACGTTTTGGCCATAATTCACGAGCGAGACAAAACTTTAACCGCTCTCGCTCGTTCACTCGACAGTCAACAACGTTTTGACGCGCGCAAACACATCATTCATGTATCGGTCGATGCGCTCATCGACACGAGCATTGAAATCATGGTTATTATCGCTTTTGCTTTCTCTGGATTTTTCGATCAAGGCGACGATGTCTAAGCGCATCTGACGGTAGGTCGTTTGATGATCGCTAGACAATCTAATCCAGTACTCATAAAGCGCCTGGCCGCTTTCATCTTTAAGCGCTTCCTCAAGATTTTCGGCGCTCATACAAACCTCTTTGCCTCAAGCGCTTCAATCTGCTTACGAAGGCTTCCAATCTTCTTCAGTCGCATGGTTTCGGCGGCTCGCAAAGCCATAATGGTCAAGATAGATGTTTTTTTGCTCTACTATCAAAGGGCGGCGGATGTCGAATTTCTCTGAGAACTGCGCTTCTTCGCCGTGCTCGTGCTCTTCAATGCCGCTGCTGAGCGCGTATTTTGTGATCCAGACTTTCATTGGCTTACCCTACTCGATACTGGTTTTGGCGTCACTACGTACTTACCGAACCTTGAACAGTTGCGACACCTTTGCGCTGACCGCTTGTGCGTTCTGTTTTTCAAATGCATTGATCGCTCCGCTTCCGCTAACGACGAAGAATCGAACGATATTCATCATCAAGCTTTTTAGTTGCTCGGTAACAAGTCACGCACAGCGTCTCCCAACCTTTTCCCCTGAACTTTGTTTTGCAGTTCTCGCAACGTAATTTGCGGGAGGGCTTCTCGTGTTTCTTCAACGTCTGACAATTCCTCATAAGCTTCTTTGAACCTACGCTCTATATGCGGTAATGCCGTCTCGGTATCCGCCATTGCAATAGCACGATAACCACCGATAGCTTTAACGGCGCGATCGATTCGGCCTCCAGGAGTTTCGCCACCACGCCAACACGTACAGCTCTTGAGTGCAATAGTCCATGCCTCACCTGATGTTTTTTCTGCGGCTCTCTTTAGCTGGCGAAAGTGATAGGGCGAAGGCATGAATTCAACCGCTGAAGCTAAATGCGATGCCGCAGCTTTGAAATCTGTTAGCGCCCAATCTTTCATTGCGGCCCACCAAATTTCATACGCTTCTTTTGTCAACTGGTTTCCGCCTGGCTTAATCGCGGCAAGCCCGACAAGCGTTTTAATAAACTCAGTCTTTTCATCCTCGATCATTTGAAGACTCCAGCCACTCATGAGCCGCATCTATATTTGATTTTTGTCTAACCTCTCCCTTTGTTAGCGGAGGATTCCAAAGCTCACGCCACCCTTCATTTCTTCCTAAAAAAGTGGCGGCTTGCTGGACGTATTGTGTCCCCTCATCCCCTTTCGCCCGTATGAAGGCCGCGTAGCGCCTAACACCGGCCAGAATTTCATCGTGGGAGATTCCAGCGGCGCAGTGTTTAGCATAGGCGCTCTTGGCTTCTCCCCATCGCTGACCTCCGGCTCTCTTTGGGTATTCGTTTTGTACATCTATGAACTTATCAAGCTCTCGTGTGGCGCGCTTCGTGCGCCATGTCTTAGATTCTTCTGATTTTGATTGTTCTGGAGATTGATTCGGAGATGGAGATGGAGATGGAGATGGAGATGGATGCGTGCGGAGTGCGTTCGCTGTCCGCGCGCCTAGCGCACGCTGAGCGTACAGAGTCTGAGCTTTTTGCCTATGGATTTCGAGCCTTGGGTTTTTGCGTCCGGCGCAATTCACTGGGAATTTAGGCTCTATGCGCGGCCAGCAAGTAGCCCATTCAGTCTCCGTCGCGCCGCATAACAGGCGTAATTCTTCTTGGTCTATGGGTAGTTCCCCCATGTCCCATTGTGCGTCTAAAAGCTCCCTATACGCTCCGCGAGCAATAAGGGGCCAACCTCTAGTCGATGACATGAAGTCACGAGGAAACCAGGGCATCATAAAAAGGGATTGAGGCTGCCGCATTTACTTACGGCCTCGCCATTCAAAGAGAAGTTTATCGCGCTTTGACTTATTGCATGGGCCGCAGGACGTAATGAGATTTCCAAGTTCATTTGTTCCACCGCGACTGATAGGATGAACATGATCACATTCCAATTCGTCGCCAAAGTATCCGCAATACTGACACGTGTAGTTATCCCTCTCAAAAACTATTTCCCTAAGGCCGGTCCAGCTTTCTGGAGAAAGGCGATCATGTTCGATTGGACTGCTAAAATCATTCAAGAGCGCGTCTGTCCTATAGTCCATGACATATCCGCCATCAGCGGTCATGGCAATAGGTATTTGCTCCGTAACGACGGAGATTGCATTTTCTGACTCTAGCTGTGTAATTGCGGCTGATGTTTCGGCGTCTGAAAGCCCGAAGTATCTGCCTAAGTGACGAATTGTTTTGCATTTACCGATTGCATCGGCGTTTAGCATTGCGGCTGTATAGAGCAACCGAGCTTCCATGCTGAGTTTCTCGAAGCCGTGAAATTCTGGTGATCTCACGATAAACCCTAATAAGCAGTCCAGTCAGAAAGACTTTGGCGACACCGTGAGCACGGCCGGACCGCTTACTAGGGCTTGCTCATTCTACCGGTCGCCAAACCGGGCGTGCTACAATGCACTGAATCAAGACTCTACGACTTTGTGCGTGGAGTTGCAAGACCGAAATCGGAACTACTCGCTGGGGGATCGTAGCTGAGCTGTAGCCCTCCCCGGTAAAGGAGTGACGCGGAGTAGAATCCCGCCGTGAACTCAGCGAGCCGAGTTAAAATCGCGCCGATATTTCGTAAATGGTAGCGGGTCTGACTGTAAATCAGATGCTTTGGCTCAGGCGGTTCGATTCCGTCTCGAGGCACCATTCAGAATCCATCCCGGATAGCGCAGATGTAGGCTGAGAACGCGGTCGCCGTCCATGACCGCCCAAAGCCAGCCTTGTAGGCTGGGCCTGCCGTAATAGGGGCGGATTGAAAGCTTTGGCATTAGTGCGCTCTATCAACGGCATCACGTGCGCAAGCACTAGCGCCCGTATCTTCAATCTTGCGCATTACAAGCGCCTGTACGCCGAGATCGCAGCACATGGCATACATGATCCGTATTTCAAAAGCAGCCCGCAAAAGCTCTTGTATTGCGCCGGTGGGTAGGTCGTTGAGCTTGGTCAGCGCTTCGAGATTGAGGGCGGTTTGGAGGGGTTGGATGTCGTGCATAGTGGCTCCTGCGTTAGCGCTTGCTCTTTCGGCCTTCGAGTGAGCGCAAAATTTGATTGCAATACATATCGAGCACCCATTTAGAGTAATCGCTAGCGAATGTCACCGGCTCTATCAATGCCGCGATTGGCTATGTAACTGCCATCGGTCCATTTTCGCAGCGCTTCCGCCGCCTCCTTGCGGCGCTCTCGCTCGGTTTTGAATTGCGGTCTAGACATGGCTAGTTTGAGCATTGAAAACAAGCGATGGCTTTCGCTAAGCCCGCAGTGCTAAATAGATCAAGTTCGCGACTGCTATTAAGCATTTTATGAGCATCGCAGAGAGTCAATCGCTCATCGCGGATTTCCATTGCAAACTTTTGGCAAGCGGCATCTATTTTTCGCTGACATTCTGCACCGCTCATTGTTTGATGAATCATTATCTCTCTCCGCCCGGTACTCACCCCGGATTGGTGTTGCTCAGTAGCGAGCGTTGTCGACGGGTGCTATTATCCGGATAGGCAAAGGCAATGACATGAGCTGCACACTGATTCGCGTGTAGGGGAAACCCGCAATAACCTGAGTTATCCACAGGCAGATTGACTTATCCACAGGCTTATGTACACTTCGCGCCACAACCGTGGCTCAAAACATACTAATGAGCAGTACAAGAGCGCCGCACCGGGAGTACACCGAGTTAGCGGCGCTATTCTTTTGCCGGATTAGCCATGCCTCACCCTTTGTCAAAAGAGTCAAAACGCCATTTTGTCGCACGATACATGGCCAGCAAAGAGACACAGCGATCCTTTCCAGCTCAATCGGACGGGAAATAAAATGCCAGCAGGTAGGCCAAGCGAATATACGCAAGAATTAGCCGATCTTATGTGTGCGCTTCTTGCGGATGGTCAAAGCTTAAGGAAAGTCTGTGAGAATGATTGGGCTCCAGACAAAGCTAGCGTTTTCAGATGGTTGCGAACAATACCTGAATTCTGCGACCAATACACGCGGGCAAAAGCAGAAGCGGCCGAATCAATGGCCGATGACATGATTGATATTGCGGATGATGCTAGCAATGACTGGATGGCGAAACACGATCCTAATAATCCCGGCTACATGCTGAACGGCGAGCACATAAACAGATCGAGATTACGTGTTGATACGCGAAAATGGATTGCGGCAAAGCTCAAACCGAAGGTGTACGGAGACAAAATAGAACACGAACACACCGTCTCCCTATCCGACCGCATGAGTGCATTGCTTGGCAGCGATAAGTAGCCGCATTGATTGGGATGGTATCGCAAAATGGCTGCTGAGCTGTCGCCATGATCCCATTAAGTGGGTACATGAAGCTTACCCGTGGGGGCATAAAAATACCGAATTAGCTTTACTCAAACCAAGACAATGGCAGCTAGAGCAAGCCGAGCGCATCAAGCAATGCCTGCAAAGCAATCCCTTTGAAGTAATCCAAGAGGCCACGGCATCAGGGCACGGCATAGGTAAGAGCTGTGAAATAAATATGCTCGCTCAATGGGCATTGATGACCGCGCCGAAAACACGCGGAGTCATTACAGCCAATACTGAGGCGCAGTTGCGTACGAAGACTTGGCCCGAGATGGGCAAATGGTACGGATTGCTCCCGCCAGAAGTACGCGAGCTATTCGTATATGAATCAACATCGATTCATGTTCGGGACAAAGACCCAGAAGAAACAAAAATTTGGCGCATTGATGCAGTACCGTGGAGCGAGTACAACACCGAAGCGTTCGCTGGACTGCACAACAAAGGGAAGCGTACCTTTTTAGGTATGGATGAAGCTAGCGCAATCGCTGATAAGGTATGGGAAGTTGCTGAAGGCGCGCTCACGGATGAGAAAACCGAAATGATATGGCTTGCATATGGCAATCCAACACGTACAACCGGCGCATTTAAGGAATGTTGGGGACGCCGTAAGCATCGCTGGCGTACGCAGAACATCGACTCGCGTACTGTAGAGGGCACCAATAAGGCGCAGCTACAGAAGCTCGTGGATGATTATGGCGAGGAATCCGACCGCGTTCGTATTCGCGTGCGTGGGCTCTTCCCGCAAGCATCCAGCTTGCAATTCATCGAGTCGAATCTAGTCCGTGAGGCGATGGATCGCGAACCTATTGCGGGTCTACGCGATCCACTCGTGATGGGCATTGATGTAGCGCGGGGCGGCGCAGATAACTTCGTCGTATGGTATCGCCGAGGCATGGATGCTAAGAGCATTCCGCCGATCATCATCCCCGGCAGCGATGCACGGGATAGCAATCGCGTGATTGCAAAGATCACTGATTTGGCCGCAACGCGCGACAACTTTCGCAAACCGGACGCGATATTCGTCGATGAGACGGGAATAGGTGGGCCTATTGTGGATCGCTTGCGGGTCTTGCTCGGCGAGCAATTCCCTGTCATGGGCGTGCAATTCGCCGGTGCGAGCCCTAACCCGCGTCTAGCCAACATGCGCATGTATATCTGGTGGCAGCTCCGCGAGGCGCTCACGATGGGCTTATCATTGCCCAGTGATGCAGTGCTTGAGACCGAACTCACCTCGCCGGAGTATTGGCATGATAAGCGCGACAAAGTGATCTTGGAGCCAAAAGATGAGATGCGCGAGCGTCTACCCGAGATTGGCTCGCCTGATCGCGCCGATGCTCTTGCGATCACGTTTGCATATAACATTCAGCCAAGGCACCATACAGCTTTAGTTAACAATGCCGGTCGCGCACTCACCGAGTATGACCCCTATGCGAGGGACTAATGAGTAAATTCTTATCGAAAGCTCACAAGGCTACTGGGAAATTTAGTGTTGCCAGGAATGCAATGGATGCGCTTGGCGTCTCTAAGAGCAGTACCGCAAGACAACTCATTGATCCTGCCGGGTCACTTCGTGAAGCCAATCAGGAACTGCTAGACACCGGCGATAAAGACGCTTACTTAGCCAAACTTAAAAGCGGCGACTTGACCGATCCGGCTGGGATATTTCACTCGCGCGGCACGCCGGATACGGTGGAGGCTCCGCCCGAAGTGACAACGGCGCTACCCGAGGGCATTAAGGCGCGTGATCGCATTCGCCGTCAGGTTTATAAAGCCAAGGGTAGACGCTCGACGATTCGTAGCAGCGCGCCGTTTAGCGGATACAGCTCACAGCCTGCCGCATTGTTAGGATCATGATTAGCTATCAAGACACGATGCGCGCATTGGCTTCGATGAAAGCCGAGCGGCAGAGCTGGGAAAATCACTGGCTTGACTTGCAGGACTTCTTCTTGCCGAGACGTGGGCGCTGGCTGGATCGTGGCAATAGTGAAAAATCACGCGGCAATAAGCAGAATCAAAAGCTAGTCGATCCTACTCCGCGATTATCGGTACGCACTGCCGCCGCTGGTATTCATGCGGGCTCGACGAATCCGGCGACGCCTTGGTTTAAGCTCGTTACACCCGATCCCGAACTCAACGAATTTCCCGGCGTCTCCAATTGGCTCTATTCGGTCGAGAATCGCATGCGGGACATCTTCGACCGTAGCAACCTCTATTCAGTATTGCCAAGTCTATATGGCGATGGGATTACCTTCGGCACGGCTCCCATGATGATATTGGAGCATCGCACGAGCGTTATTCAGTGCGTGCCGAGTCCAATCGGTTCGTACTATCTCGCTACGGACGCCGAAGGAAAGACAGTCTCCAAGTATTGCGAGTACAAGATGACTGCCGTACAAATGCAGGAGCAGTTCGGCGAACACATTCCGCAAAGCGTGAAAGCCGCATTGAATAACAAGAACAACCAACAATACTTCGATGTGTTGCACCTTATCGAACCGAATACGACTCGTGTGTACGGTAACGCAAGCAATCAGAACATGTTGTTTCGGTCCTGCTATTTGTACTCAGGCGAGGAATTCATTCTTCGCGAATCCGGCATGGAGGATAACCCGCTGGGCGTTCTGCGATGGGAGACAACGGAGATTACTGACCCCTACGGCTCAAGTCCCGGCATGGATGCGCTTGGCTGTGCTAAAGCCATGCAGGTTCAGCAAAAGCGTAAGGCGCAGGCGATTGACAAGCACATTGACCCGCCGATGGTGGGCGATCCTGCATTGCAGAATTTGCCGTCTACCTTGCTTCCTGGCGGGGTGACCTACGCGGGATTCACGGCCAATGGAGCAGCCCCCAAGTTTCAGCCCGCCTACACGCTCAAACCAGAATTAGGCGGATTGCTTGAGGACATCAGCGATATTCGTCGATTAGTCGAAGAGGCGATGTACACCAATCTCTTCCTGGC